CGCTATGATGCCATTGGCGTAGAGGATATTAGTGTCAAAGCTATGGCAAAGCACAAGAAAGGCGGCAAGTTCAGCTTTGGTAAATCTGTAGCCGACAATGGCTGGAATATGTTCACGAACATACTGGAGTATAAACTTGCTTGGCAAGGCAAAAAGCTTGTCAAGATAGACAAGTGGTATCCAAGTAGCCAGCTTTGTCATGTTTGCGGCTACCAAAATAACGAGACCAAAGACTTGTCTGTACGAGAATGGGATTGTCCTAATTGTGGCAATCACCATAATCGGGACAAGAATGCTGCAATAAACATTCGCGAGGAAGCTAGGCGAATATCTGCCTAACGTAACTCGTAAAATACCGTGGGTCGCACGGAAATATACGCCTGTGGAGAGAGTGTAAGTCGTCGCAACTCTTCGGAGTCAGAGGTGCTGTTCTCGTTGAAACAGGAAGCTCCCGCCTCTATAGGCGGGGGTGCGTTCACGGTCTATCAGATGCAGGATAACGCGACGATTCTTTTCACCAAACCAATTTTGGGGCGGTTGGTAGGTATTCACATGGGAAATATTTCACAAAACTGTTGCAGTTTTACCCTGCTTTTTCATGCTATATTAGTAGGGTAGGATGTAAAGAGGAAACATTACGGTCCTGGAAGCGAGTAGCCGAAAAGGGCCATACTGCTGCGGTGTTCAGTCGTTGCAAAAACCTCCTTTTCTTACATACAGTGGCCGGTTACCTGAGGCTGGCCGCTACGGGAATAACCGCTACTGCGGATTCCATATAGCTCATTCTGTTAGATGAGTATTGGCCCCCACCGGGGCCACAATGAAATCATCCTCGCATACGAGGTGCTTATACGGAGGTAGCGCAGATGATGAAAGATTGCATCGTGCAGGAGTTCAAGATCACCGATCGCAGTAATGCAGTCGGCGAGACTATCCGCGATTACGAGAACGACGGCTATAGTGTCGACGTACACTATGCGGGCGGCATGATCGGCAGCGTACTGCTGGTGTGCAGCAAGCGCGAAGGTGTGACCGAGACTGTTGTTGCTGAAAGCACAGATAAGCCGGGAACTGGAAATGTGAATACGGGAGAGCCGACCACCTGAGCATATGTAAATCAGGTACGACGTTCTTCGTTAGAGCCGTTGCGTTGGTCTTTGAAGCCGCGCATAGAATGCGGCATGGCACCCGTAGTGTTTTGCAGGCAGTTAGACTCAGTAATGAGCAGTAAATAGAGCACTATAAATAAAACCTGCATACCCAGGTAACGTTCAAAGCATTTTCTGGGTGATGACAGCACGCCGCGTAGCTCAGTGGTGAGAGCGGCCGACGGGCATTACGATGGTTCGAATCCATCCGGGGTGTAGCTGTCACATAATCGGTAGCATGGCAGAGCGAGTAATGCAGCATGACAATTGGGCGAGCCCATAACATGTGCCTGTATAATTGGCGCGATGGTGCAAATCCATCTCTACCGACCATTTATACCGGATAAGCTGCGCGTTATGCGAGCGGCGGGGGCAACTCCTGCGTCCGGTTTTAACCGAATTCAATGCATATAACTATATAGGCGGATGCCGAAACGGCCCTTAGAAGCGATTCTAGGAGGCCGTTTTTTCGTGGAGGTGGCTGAAAATGTCAAATACAGCTAAAAAGAAGGGCGGGCGGCGAGGCAAGTATGTCGATTGGATTACGCCCGAAGGACTCATAAAGCTGCAGGGGTGGTCGAGAGATGGACTAAGCGACGAGCAGCTGGCTGAAAAGATGGGTATTCACGTGTCCACGCTGTACGATTGGAAGAATGATCATAGCGAGATTGCCGAGGCTCTACGCGAGGGGAAAGAGATTCCTGATCGTAAGGTCGAGAATGCGTTATACCAGCGTTGCTTCGATCATACGGTTAAGATAGCCAAGACGTTCAAGGTTAAGGAGACTGGCTATGACGATAACGGCAAGCGCTGGGAGCGGGAGCACCTTGAGAATGGGTTCGACGAGGTAGCCATTCCAGCAGATACCAAGGCCCAGCAGTTCTGGCTGTCTAACCGTAAGCCGGATATGTGGCGTGATAAACGCGATGTGGAGCTGTCCGGAAACGTTGATTTCAGCAGCGTGATCGCGCAGGCAAGGGAGCGTGCTAAGAATGCAGAAGCAGCAGACGAGCAGCATTGAGCAGATGGCAGCGTTCCTGGGCGAGTTCACACATGATCCGCTCGGATTCGTCTATGCGGCGTTCCCGTGGGGAGAGAATGAGCTAAGCAACAGCAAGGGCCCGGACGAATGGCAGGCCAGCGTATTGCGTGATGTAGGCGCTGGCGTGAGAGACATATCGAGCGTTACGCGTGATGCTACGGCGTCCGGCAATGGTATCGGCAAGAGCTGCCTGGTATCATGGCTGATCCTATGGGCCATATCGACTCATGAGGATACACGTGGCGTAGTAACGGCCAACACAGACACACAGCTTCGCTCTAAGACGTGGGCGGAGCTGGCTAAGTGGTATCGGTTGTTCATCGGCAAGGACATGTTCAAGTACACAGCTACGAGCATATTTAGCACGCAGGATGGCCATGATAAGACGTGGCGCATTGATGCGATCCCGTGGAGCAAGGACAATCCGGAGGCGTTCGCTGGTCTACACAACCAGGGCAAGCGCATCCTGATCATATTCGACGAGGCTTCGGCTATATGGGACGAGATATGGCAGGTCGCAGAAGGTGCCGTAACCGACTCTGATACAGAGATCGTGTGGTGCGTGTTCGGGAATCCGACACGTAACCAGGGCAAATTCTTCGACTGCTTCAACAAGAACCGGTCAGTGTGGCAGACACGGCAGATTGATTCCCGCACGGTGGCAATCAGCAACAAAGCCACGATAGCAGACTGGCAGGAGACATACGGCGAGGACAGTGATTTCTTCAAGGTCCATGTGCGCGGTATCTTCCCGTCTACGTCTGATAATCAGCTGATACCGCGCGACCTGGCCGAGACAGCGCTTCGCAGGCAGCTGGACAAGAAGCAATACGAGTTTGCGCCGGCCATCATCGGCGTTGATCCGGCATGGACGGGCGGCGATACGCTCGAGATCATGCTGCGGCAGGGCCTATATAGCAAAGTGCTCGAGACGATCCCGCGCAATGACAACGATATGGCGGTGGCTCGCAAGGTCGCACGCTACCAGGACGACTACTCAGCATCGGCTGTGTTCATCGATATGGGCTATGGAACCGGCATATATAGTGCAGGTACCGATATGGGCCGGTCGAATTGGCGGCTTGTAGCGTTCGCTGAGAGCGCCGAATCAGTCGAGTACGCGAATAAGCGGGCGGAAATGTGGGGCGAGATGAAGAAATGGCTGCAGGAAGGCGGATCTATTGACGATGAATCGATGGTAGACGAGCTCACAGGGCCCGAGTGCTTCATCAATCGCGCCGGAAAACAGCAGCTTGAGAGCAAGCAGGATATGAAGAAGCGCGGCCTGGCGTCACCGAATAAAGCGGATGCGCTGGCTCTGACGTTCGCATTTCCGGTGCAGGCTACAAGTGATACGAAATATCGGCGTGCTCGGCGTGCTGGCAAGATTCATCGCGTAGGTACGTTGTGAGTGTACATTATCGAGTATATCCCCGAGATTTTCGACACTTTAATTGAGATAGTCCATAGTTGGTGGACTTTACGGAGGTGAGACAATGGCAAATCAGAATGACCCTGGCATGTTCGATGCGGCTCAATCAGGCGTCAATCAGCAGCAGACTGCAATGCAAGCCGCACCACAGGCAGCAAGCATCGTCACGGGGGCTCAGTTCGGGGCACCAATGTCAGTACCGCAGTCGGGCGGCGACAGCGACGAAGTATCACTCGACACGCTGCAGCAGGACGAGATTGACAAGATCATGCGAGCGTTCAGGGACGGAAAGCAGTCGGCTGATGCGTACTATAAAGCGACAATCGAGCCGAAGCTGGTACGCCGCATGAGAGTGTACCGGGCGGATAAGAAGCTCTACAAGAACAAGTTCCCGGAACTGTCGGAGCTTAACAATTGGCTGTCCAAGGATGTCAAAACGACGATAGACTGGATCCTGCCGAACCTTATCGAGGTGTTCAATGGCAGCGAGTCACCGGTTGATATCATCGGTCAGAATGCTGAGGACGACGATAGCGCGAAGCTGCTGCAGGAAGTAGTCAACTATTTCGTGACCAAGAAGAACAATTTCTTCACCTTCCTGTACACATTCGCCAAAGACGGTCTGGTGAGCAACTTCGGATGCGCCAAGGTCTACTGGAATCGTGATGAGGAGCGGCAGCCGATGCACGTCATGGCGGATGCACAGATGATGCAGATGCTTATGATCGAGCAGGAACAGGGCCGCATCGAGATCACGAGCATGGAACAGGTGGATCCGCAGGGCGATTACCTGCATATCTACTTCGATATCATCAACGTCAAGAGCAATACGCCGATTCTCGAGAACATGAGCCCGGCCGAGCTTCGGTTCACGCACGAATGTAAGGACCTGCACGATGCCAAGTTCGTTGCCCAGCGTAAGATTGTGCGCGGCGATTATCTCAAGCGTAAGGA